GCAATTTTGTTGATCCTGGAAATCAGTTTCAACAACTGTATTAAAAGTTTTATCAAAATGTTTCGGGGTTTTTGTCATAATATGATTAGTTAATGGCGATGAATAAATCAATATTAAGTTTTTTGGCTTATCATGTTTGTCAAAATATGGCTTGATTACATCAAAGCGTTTTGTCCACAAGCTAAAATTACAATGGGGGTTTTTTAAAGCAATATTAACATAATTTTCTAAATTTATTGTTGCTTGCTTTTTATCTAGCGCAAGTTCGCCATGAGCATTGAACCTAAAAAATGCGCTATTAATTATAGGCAATGCGTCTGGATGTAAAACTTTTGAATTTAAAAGATCTGTATTTCTTTGTAATGCAGGCGCCATATTTTTTCTAAATGTATTCAACATTTCGTGAGAATAGCAAAAAGTACAAATATTTTTCGGATCTTGTTTATTATATTGTTTTTTACAATATTCGTTTGTTGTTGTGTTTGTTGATATAGCTTGAAAACCCTCAAGCTTTCCCGTCATTTTTGATATATGTATCATTTGTTTTTTTTCCTTTTTTTTGTTTTCTTATTATCTTAATTATTTTTTATTTGCTTAATATTGCCAAAATGTCGCATTAAATAAATAAAATATATCTTAATATTTGAACCATGAAATAAGCAAATATAAGATAAATTGTAATTAATGTTAAATTTTGCATTAAGCCGTCTATTTTTTTAAATAATCTAGTAAACATAATTAACCCCTTTTATTTTGTTTTTTAATTTCATTTTGACATTTTAATGCAATATCTTTTAAAGTTAAAAATGAAGCATTTTCTAAAAGATCAATTAATATATTTGATTGAATTTCAAGATTTTGAATATTAAAAAATAAACTATCTATTGTTTGTATATTTTTTGAATTTTCTTCAATCATTGTTTTAATTGAATATTTACTGTTTTTTATTATTTTAGTCATATTTCCTTTTTGTTTGTATTTATTTTATAAAGTAAAATTATAGATATAATTAAAAATCATAACATGACAGATTGACGCATATATAGTTTAGAATTGTTCTAATGTTTATTGAGGTTGGAATTAGAATTAGAGTTAGAATTATAATTAAATCACTATACAAATATTGACGGCTTCTTTTTCTGTTTACGCATTAAGACTATCGGATCTGAAAATTTAAAATATAAAGAGAATTTTATTAACGATATATTTTTGTTATCAATAGTAATAATTATTTTTGTCTTTTTCCTGGTAAATTTAGAGATTGCGCGAGGGGGTCACACCCAGATTATGCGCGCAAATTATTATATATATATACATGGATAATTTCCACACCCACACAGACACCTAGCCAGTTATACACAAACACTTTTTTGTTTTATTTTTTTTCAAATCTACTACATATGGTATATGGCTTATCTAGACACAGACGATTTTGATTGTATTGCTTTTATAGATGAGAAAACTAATTCAGTAACAGTTAAATTTATTGGTATTCCTAATAAAGAATCTGCAAATTTGTTTATAAACTATGTCATGGTAACACTAGGTGTTGATTATCAACCACTAGATCATGGTGATAGATCCAATATGATACACTAATGAATATTAAAATACCTTACACACCAAGGAAGCATCAAGCATATTTACATAAACAGATTAACAATCATAGATGGAGTGTGCTAGTTTGCCACAGAAGGTTCGGTAAAACAGTATGCATGATAAACCATTTAATTAAATCTGCATTAATGTGTCCACATAAGAACCCAAGATTTGCATATATTGCTCCTACATTTAAGCAGGCAAAAAGCATTGCCTGGGATTATATGAAACAGTTTACTGATAAAATCCCATCAACAAAGTTCAATGAAACAGAGTTAAGAGTAGATCTGCCAAATGGTGCTAGGATTACATTACTCGGAGCAGAAAACTCTGATGGATTGAGAGGTATCTACCTGGATGGCTGCGTTATAGATGAGTACGCAAACATCGATGGAAAGCTATTTGCAGAGATAATTAGACCAGCTCTATCAGATCGTAAAGGCTACTGTGTCTTTATTGGTACACCTGCTGGAATGAACAATAACTTCTATGATCTATACCAACACGCAAATGGTGCAGAAGATTGGTTTAACTACAAAGCTAAAGCAAGTGAGACAAAGATAGTTGACCAGGAAGAGTTAGATAAAGCAAAAGAAGTTATGGGTGAGAAGAAATACCTGCAAGAATTTGAGTGCGATTGGATAGCAAATATAGAAGGTGCAATTTATGGAGAAGAAATATCTAAACTAGATGACAAGAAACAACTAGCTAGAGTTCCCTACGATCCTACTTTGCCTGTCTCAACTGCCTGGGATCTCGGTGTCGCAGACCACAGTAGTATTATATTTTTTCAACAAAAAGGTACGGCAATACAGGTAATAGATTATCATGAAGAAAGAGGTCATGGATTACCACACTACATCCAGATGCTAAACGAAAAACCTTACATCTACAAGGATCACTATGCGCCACACGACATTGATGTACAGGAGTTCGGCAATGGCAAAACCAGAAGAGAGATAGCATATCAATTAGGAGTTAGATTTAAGGTAGTGCCGAAGCTACCAGTAGAAGAAGGTATTCATGCAGTAACGATGTTATTGAATAGATGTTGGTTCGATACAGACCATTGCAAAAAGTTAGTAGATGCGTTAAGACATTACCACAGGAAGTATGTAGACAAGTCAAGAATGTTTAGATCAAAGCCTGTGCATGATTGGAGTAGTCATGCTTGCGATGCGATGAGGTATCTAGCAGTAGGTTTACAAGAATTAAATACTAGACAAACTGCGCCACAAAGTGTAGCAGATAATAACTATAGGATTATATAATTATGGGTTCAATTTTTAAACCAAAAATGCCAGCATTGCCACCACCACCAGCTCCTGTTGAAGCACCAGAAGCAGAACTTTCGGCAGAGGAACAAGCAAAAATTGATAAGGAGCAAGCTGCAATCGAAAGAAAAAGAAAAGGTAGAAAGTCTACAATACTTACTGGACCATTGGGTGTTCAAGAATCTGAAGAAACAAAACTTAAAACTTTATTAGGAGAATAATATGTTAGATAAAATTAAAAAAGCATTTACAAAAAAGAAACCTGCTGCAAAAAAAGTTATCAGTAATATGGATGATTTAGATAATGGTGTAGGTATTAATCAAGAAGTTAAGTCAGAAGTAAAAACAGAAGTTAAATCTGAAACTAAATCTTCTTTAACATTTGGTAAGTAATGGGATCTAATAGCTCATCTAATGGTGGTGGAAATAGTGGATCAGATGCTTTTGTTAATAAAAAATCAAAAGTAAAAGAAGTAAAAAGAGATAAGTTTGGTTACACAAAAAAAACAAATAAAGTTGTAGATTTTATTTCTGGTGGTGGAGTAACTGGAGCAATCATTGGTGGTCTAACAAAAGGTGAAGAAGTTAATAGAAATTATTATGACACTAAAGTAAAAAACTATTCTGGAAACACAAAAGGAACTTACGAGGATTATATAAAAGCAAGAAGCAGAGGTGAAGTGGATGCTATGGGTAGAACAATATCACAAAGTAGTAATGGTGGTGGAACAGGTGCAAGTGGTCAAGTAGTACAAGCTCCACAAGTAACTGCTCCAACTACTGCAGAAGTTTCACAGAGTACAGCAACTGAAGCTGAAGATCCAATCTTGTTAAGAAAAAGAAAAGCAAAAGCTAAAGGAAGATCTCCAACAATCATGACAGGAGTTACTGGTGCAACTGGTAGCTTGACATTAGGCAAACCAAGTTTATTAGGTAGATAGTATGGCACAATCAGAAAAAGCAAAAATTTTATTATCAAGATTTGATAGATTAAAAACTCAAAGACAAAATTGGGAAAGTCATTGGCAAGAAGTTGCAGACTATATGCAACCAAGAAAAGCAGATGTAACTAAAACAAGATCTAAAGGTGATAAAAGAACTGAACTTATTTTTGATAGTTCTCCATTACAATCAGTAGAATTATTATCAGCATCACTACATGGTATGTTGACTAACCCATCTACACCTTGGTTCTCTTTAAAATTTAAAAGCGAAGGAATGGAAGGAGAAGATGAAGCAAAAGAATGGTTAGAATCTGCTACTGAAGTTATGTATTCTGCATTCAATCAATCAAACTTTCAACAAGAAATATTTGAACTGTATCATGATCTAATTACATTTGGTACGGCAGCAATGTTTATCGAAGAAGATGATGAAGATAATATAAAATTTTCTACAAGACATATTAATGAAATGTATATTTCAGAAAATGATAAAGGTAGAATTGATACAGTATTTAGAAAATTTAAAATATCTGCAAGAGCAGCTATACAAAAGTTTGGAAATGTATCAACTAACATTGCAGTTATAGCAAAGAAAGATCCTTACGAAGAAGTAGAAATACTTCACGCAGTTTATCCTAGAGCAGACTTTAATCCTAAAAAACAAGACAAAGAAAACATGAAGTTTGAATCTGTATACCTAGACGCAGATAGTGGAGACGAGTTATCTGTATCTGGTTTTAGAGAATTTCCTTTTGTAGTACCAAGATACCTAAAAGCATCACACGAAATCTATGGTAGATCTCCTGCAATGACAGCATTGCCAGACGTTAAGATGCTAAATGAAATGTCAAAAACTATAATCAAGTCTGCGCAAAAACAAGTTGATCCACCTTTACTAGTTCCAGATGATGGTTTT